TGCATGAAAAGTCTCAAGCTGGGGGGGTAACCCCAGCTCATGACGGAGGACCTTTCTGTTACGGCTAAAGGAAACGGCCGTGACGTACACCGCAATACATCTCTGTATTGAACCAAGAACTTACCCGTCTTGGCTCACAGTACCCCATAAACCTGGAGGGGTACGGTGATATCCGGTCGTAAAACCAGGAAATAATCGGAATATGGGGGTTTTATACAGTCTGCTCTGTCATTTGCGAAGTTTGTTCTTCCCCTGAGAAGGCAGGGACCATGGCAGTCATATGTTCATGACCACTACTCGCCCGTAGTCGGGGGCACTCCTAACCAAAAACCTAGTGAAAAGTCGTCGGCAGGTTGGCGAGTAATGTAGCCTGAATGAGTACTACTCGTGACGATCTGAAGATTAGCTCTTGAACCGGCAAGGTAGTCATAATGGCAGGCGATACCTGAGGGGGATACAGCATAATATAAACAAGAATTAATTCTATTATAAGTTAAATTGTAAAAAGGAATTTGAACCTCCGCTCCTCCACGGTAGACAGTATTCTGGTTTATCTGGGATATATGAGCAACATCCTCGGCAACAGCGCCAGGGAGAGTATATCCTTGATAATAACCAGCAGACCAGTCTTTATATAGGTAGCGGGTGGTAACAGGAAGTAATGTATCACTCTGGGTAGTATCCTGAAAGTAACGAATACGTATACCACCTCTAGAAAACAAATAACAATTTGAAATGAGGGACAAATTGTCAGGAGAAACGTAATCTTCGAGGCCGTACACAGTACCTGCTGCATTCTGGTTAATACCAAGAGCATAGGGATCAAAAAGTATAGAATTATGTGTAAGAGTGTTGGGAGTTAAATATATATCAGCACGTTTTAAATAGGATAAAAGGGAAACGCATTTCTCTCCAATACATGTTCTCGCTTCGATGTGGGAATGTGAGTCATCGTTGGAGTTACCAATGTTGTCGGAGAGAATAGCATTTTCATTCTCATGTGCTGTGAAACCCATTTGTGGAGCTGTAGGGAAAATGGGAGTCATTGTATGTGTGCGTGGAATGGCAACTTCAAAGTCACCTGCCCCTGCAACTTCAACAAGAAACGTAATGGTTGAAGAAACAGAGGAAGGAGCAACAAGTGGATTAACAAAATAGACTTGAAGATTACCAATAGTGGAAGAAGAACCGCCCGAGATACGGTATGGAATAATGGAAGTATAAGGAATTAACAAAGTAATTTCGTTGCCCATCCTTAGGTCAACGATCTCTCTATGTAGGTACACACGATCTGCTGCGGTAGAAGTAGTGGGGGGAGCGCCAGCAGCGGAAGGTTCTCGGGGAATGTATACAATTTCGATACGGCCTGAATGGAACTCTGTCTTCACAATTTTGAAAGTGATGCGTACACCACCTCGCCATTGATTAAACAGTTTTGTAACAAAGGAAACAGGCGTGTTGGTGTAAGTGACGACACCACCAGTATCGGTAAATTGATTATAAAAAGTGAAAGGATTAATGTTAAGAGCGTAAAGTCTATCACCCACTGATGAAGAAGTGTTAAAAGTGAATGAAGTTAAGTAAGCAGGGATAGTCTTTATGTAATCAATTGCAGTTTCGTCAATATCTGAACCAGCGAAACCAGGAAGGATTTCAATTTGATTACGTCCAAACAGTGATAGCGGCATTGATGCGTCAGGCATATCACAATTGTTAGCATAAGGAAAAATAGTTTGGACTGCTCTAGTTACTTCGGCTAGGTCGATAGGGTTAGACCAACCAAAAGCGCCAGCAGTAACGTTAATAAGGTCAGCTGCCCAGGAAACAGGGGCAGTGATAGCGGATAAGGCAGGGATGGCAGCACCAAAATGGTCAGCAAGCTTTCCAATTTTACCAGACATTGAAGAAATCGGACCAATGCCGGCAGAACTTTGTTCTTGCTCTGTAGTGGTACTGTTCTGTCCTCTGCTTGAAGACTTAAAACCCATTTGGGGTCGGGTGGGAGAACTAGGTCTTGCGCCGGGACGGGAAGGTGTGTTGCTTGCACCTGGAAGTTTTATTTTTAAAGTTATTTTTTTCTTTTTTTTGTTTTTCTTAGCGACAGTTGAGGCGACGGCGGGATGAGCATACTGTCGTAAACCTTCTAAACCTTGTTCGATATTCTGAATGGGCTGTTGCAAGTCTTTGAAGGTAAAATTCATCTGTGGGACAGTAGGAGCGACTAAATCGATGTCCTCCATAGAAGAATATATAGTGTAGGAGGCGGTTGTAGAACCGGTTGGGGACACAAGAGGAGAATATGGATATAAACCAACATAACCTAAGCAATGGTTATAAACACCGGAAGTGGGATTACCAAGAGGGTAATAAGGGAAAGCCGATGTATAGGGAACATGGAGAATTGCTTCTGTAGTATTGTTAATATCTATTTCAACATGGGGAAGCTGAGTAACCGTAGTTTTGTTTGCACGTCTACGTATCAATTCATAGCTAGTGTTTCCCAAATCAGTCTGGGAACTACCGCCTATCGGGATCCAAAATAAAATGTATCGTCCTTGCTGGAAGCGATTTCCGTTGATTTGGAGACGGAAAACTTGAGTAGCACGAATACCTAAATGACCTTTAACTTTCTGAGCAAATATATCAATAGCTAGGAAATCGGAGAAAACTTGCATCATAGAGAAGGTTGTTGAGGTATCCGATGTGGAAATCACACCAGTTTGAACGGGATAGGGTTTTGAGAGGAAATCGGAAATATCCTGACGTATGCCGGTGTCAGGAGAAGAAAGTAGGTCGAGGTGGATAGGAACATAAGGCATCTTGGCAACCTCAACGCTGCCGTCATTAGTAATTTGAGTAGTTGTATGGTCAATAGCTGCGGCATCAGCAGCAGAAGCTTCGGAAACTTCTGTAGTAAAAAGGGGGTTATCATTTTCAGGAATCCAGTAATTTTCGTAACAATTGGATCAGACAGTCACGAGGTTCTCGAGTGGCCTAGATATCGGTAGGACTGCTACCATCCCATCTTGGCGGTAAATGTAAATACATAAGGATTTTAACACTGCACGCATTGCACTAAATATTGAGGCTCGAGAATATTTGTATTCAATAGTGAAGATCGAAACAGCGAGTTTAAAGACAATTTGAGAAGTTTTGTTCTTCCCTGCAGAAGGGCAGGACCCTGCGTTTTAACGCCCGCGACGGCGAGGGGAGATTTAATATTCATACTCCAAATTAACTACTTGATGGAGCAAGAGTAGTCTATTCGAAGTTTTAATAGGAATGTTATGGGAACGGGCGGCGTGTATAATCTTTGGGGCCCACTCATTAAAAGTAAGTTCATCGTGTAGAGATAACTCTCGGAGACTTGTTTCAACGTTATCAACTGTAATTTGATTAGCTAAGACATTATCCTTAGTCCAATAAGGGACTTCAAGGACAGTATCAAGAGACAACGGAGCAACATGTCTATCAAGAGAAACTTCATAACGATAACCTCGCTTCAAAAAAGTGAGACTAGTAACTGGGCGAAGATTAACATTGGCATCGCCTTTGGAATCGGAAGTGTAAGTATGGCCCAGAGTGGCAAGGACCTTAGCAATATTAGCTTCTGTAAATATGGACTTGTAAGCGGGGTGGACATTAAAGTTGTTATCATCACCTTGAACAGCTAAATATACGAATTTGTTGAAATTGGAAATGTATTCGTATTTTCGACCGTTTAGGGAGAACCAACAATAACGAAACAAAAGCATGTTGCAAATATTATTGATAAACGTGGTCCAGGGGTGGCCAGAAGGGAGAGAATTAATCCACTCGTAAACAACATCACCGTTAAGATGGCGGGAGTTGTAAACTTCTTCGAAGAGGACTGTGCGGACTAATTTTCTTTCAGGACCATGTAAATTATTTATAACCTCAAGCGCGAACCGGAGGACAAAGGCTCGCATTTTAGCATCAAACTGTTTATAATCACCTGAACCGCCATCGGGACCGAATCGAGTCATAGCTTTGTATAGGAATTCCCATTCAATGGAATATGGGTTTAGACCTACAACAAAACCATTATCAATCCGGTTGTCGACGAGCCAGGTAGTTAAAGAACCGAATTCTTGACGCCAAGCGTACAAGTAATCTTGAGGTGCGACATTGAACAATCGCGGATCATATATTTTTTCTAATTTTTTTCTTTCATCTTTAAGACTATCAACAAAAATGTGTTCAAGTCTTCTTCCCTTTTCAGCTTCAGATAAGATAAGTTGAGTTCTGATTTTGACTTCTTTCATGAGAGGAGAATCTAGAGTGTAGTCGCCATCAGAACCTAACCAATCTTTCTTGCCGTTCAAATGTTTATCGGGATGTAATATATAGGGATACCCTGGAGAAGTGCTTCTTTGTATAGGGCCAAAAGAAGTACCAGGAATACCGCAGACAGCTTCCTCAAAAGTATACTGTCTGTAGATGAAAGGTTGACGAGCACTGGAACGCAAATCATCAGCCAATTGTTGAGCTATTAAGTTAAATACATCTTCGTCAAGAGAAAAGGACGAATTTGCATATTTACTTAAAGCTTTTTCAAAAGGTAGAGGATTAACATCTGTGCGATGTAGGACGACAGGAGCGGTAATGGGAGGTCGCCACGCTCCTGAAAGGACAGAAGGAACGATTTTTGAACGAGTGGGTTGAAAAAGAGGTTTTTCTATTTTGTATAAGGGAGTAAAGAGACCAGATACGAATGAACCGCCAAATTGGGGGACAGTATCATCGTTTTTAAATTGTATTATAGGAAATTTATCAATCGCTTCTTTAATAATTTCTTGAGTTAGGATGCAAGCTATGCCATAAGCAAGAGAGCTAGATCCTGCAACATGGATACCCAAGATTTTATTAGCAGAAACACTAGGATCATGGACCATCAAAATGGTTCCGCAATCACCTATTTTAGTAACAGCTGAATATTTAAATGCATTTGCAATGGGATAAGTACCAATAGAGGAATCACCAGGGCCCTCAGGACCGGAAACATAGTGATCACGTTCTTTCTTGGCAACGACTAATTGAGTAACAAGTTCGTGAGTGGAAGCTTTAACTAAACGACAATTGACTTCAGAGTATTTAGAAATTTGAGAGTTGACAGCGAAGTAATTGCGAATATCGGCATGGGGTGGAGTATTTTTAGGAAGGGAAATAAGAACACAGTCGAGGGATTGTAAGGAATCAGTGGAAACAAAGTCAAGGAAATCACGAACTTTGTATTCAAGAACAATCTCTGACATACATTTTTTGAACTGAACTTTTTCATCAAGGAAAGCGGGGTTGGACTTGGCTGTTATATAAAAGGTTAAGACGAAATGACGAGGGATGAGGACAACGGAACCGGCAATGAAAGTGGCATTACCTAAATTTTGATCTTGGCAATACATGACGTACATATTTCTACGTACAACTTTATTACCAATTTCTTCTGCGGACAAATCGTGCTTATAATTAACTTGAGCATGTAACCAATCGGAAATCTCTTTATCTTTAATATTATTTTTTTGTTTATTTTTGTTTTGGATATTCTTTCCTTTTTTACGACGGGCATTATTAGACTGGGATTCAAGGTCGGGGAAGATGGAGTAATAAATACTTTGAATCCATTCATAAAATTTCTC